GTAGCTCCGTTTACATAAAACCCTACACATTCCGCTGCAGTCTTAGCTCCAGCAAAGTTTCTAACTATAATATTATTACTAGCCCCTAAAGATATACATGATTGATTGATCGTATTACCTGTAATCGTTGGCATTTCAGCTGTATCAACTGCATCGCCATAATTCCAATACATTGAGTTAATATCACCTATTGTATTTTTATACCCAATTACTTTTACAGGACTTGTTGGTGTTCCATTAGTATTTACTTGTGAGATAGAAATATTACCATAATCACCAGCTTTAGCCCACCAAGTTTCTCCTGCCTGAGCATTAGCAAAGGCATAGGATAGAGAAGCTGCATTACCCTCACTTGAACCATCACCACTACCATTTGCAGAAACATACTTATTTGTTAAAGCATCAGGCTCAGTTATATTATTAGTGATATATTGCATTGTGAAATTATATAAATACGTCTGCCTGTGGCTTGTATCTGTATTTTCCCCTAGCCTTATCGTTGAATTATCCCAAAACGTAAAAGGTGTTGTGACTGTAAAGTAGCCACTTGTGTCATTAACTTTAAATACATCATCAGGCTCTCCGTAACCACTAATAACAAACCCAGTTGTAGTCATTCCGTCAGGATAGCCCAAAGGAGTAGAGAAATTAACCCTATCTTTATTAGTGTTATCAATGTTAAATGAAGTTAGGATAGGAGTTAGCGATGACCCTACTGGAGTATTATCTAACACTAAAGTACTTCCCTTATACATCTTTAGTATCTCACTAGAACCTTTATATAGCTTGTTTAATAACATATTATCCGTTTATTAGGTAGAATGTACTTGCATCAGGAGTTAGTAAGTCATAAGCAGCCTGTGTAATCTCTACCATATTAGTTATAGCAGTACCTCCACCTGCTGACGTTGTATCACTTACAATAGCTACATCTGTAATAGCCTCAATAGCAGTTATAGCACTTGCGTTAGTTCCTATTCCGCTTATGTCTTGATCGCCTGTATTAGTGCCTGATGTATTAGCTAGCCTAGTGCTTGATGTAGAATCAAAAGATACTTTAGCTGTGTTTGCTGTTACATCTTCAATAGCACCATAAGTAGCATCAGCATATTCTTTTGTAATTAGAGCTTTTTCTTCTGTATTTATTAACGCTATTGTCTGAGTGGTCGATTTTACTACCTTGGTATAAGATTTTAAATCTAAGTCTGTATAAGGCGCACTGTTAGCCGTCTCTACAGAAGTTTCACCTGTTCCCTCATCAGCTAATATTCTGAGAGCTACCGTGCCATCTATAACGGCTACTGAGCGAAAACTATTAATAAGCCCTGTAAATTGATTATTATCAGCTAATCCAGCTTTAGCTGAATCTAATGCAGTTATATCACCAGCGTTAGTAGCTATACCACTTATGTCTTGATCACCAGTATTAGTGCCACTTGTATTTGATAGAATTACTTTCTCAGCATCTGTAACAAAGTTGTCATCAACACCTTTAGCAGGCTCATAATCAGCAGAATCAAACGCTTTTACTTGTGCAAGGTTAGTAACCTCACTATCCATCAAAGCACCAGCAGCCTTTACATTAGTAGTGTCTGTTACATCAGCACTAGCCTCAATGCCTGATAACTTTGTCTCATCTGCTATAGGGTAACTACGCTTAGCGTTATTTGTAGATACATTTGTCGCTATAGTATCAAGATTTATAGCACCAGTGACAGTAACTAAATCTGTTTTTGTTTCGATTGCTTGTGTAGCATCACCAAGCTCTTGTATAGAGTTGTAACCATCATCAGTGCCTACTGTCCTGTCGTTAAGTTCTTGTGTAAGCTCGTCTGCTTCAGCATTCGTGTATGGTACTCCTAACCACTCTCTAATTACTTTTTGTATCATTATATCTATTATTTATTATTCATAAAAACCTGCTTCATAAAAACCATCCTCATAAAACTGAGAAATACCCACAATTACCTCATTGCTTTCGGCACTTTCATTGCTAGCCTCATCTACTTGCGTTACAGTGAACAGCTTAGGATCTGGATCTCCTTGCGATGGTATTTGCACTATAGTAACCTCATTAGACTGTAGTGTAACGGTAGGATCTTCAGCTACTGTACCTGTTGTATGTATGAGTACACCCCTGTCGTAAATCTTAAAAAACAGATTCTCGTTCGCTGTCGTTTCGTCTCCGTTGTTTATGTTTGCTACTATTGTAAAGGTTGCCATCTAGGAACTTTTTTAATTTAATTACATTCTTCTTTTTAGGTTTGTACATCACAGCTCTAAATTTCTATATTTTAAATAGTCGTCATCGTTATTGTCTAAGTACCAACCGCCAGTGTTTAGATTTCTCGATGGGCTTATCTCATTGTCAGTATTAGTGCTATATTCTGGGAAGCTCGCAGTATTATTACACAGATAATCAACCAATCGCTTAGCGTAATACCTAGCGTGTTCCCTTGATTTTTCTGCCAACCAGTCAACCTCCGCCTTATCTACAGACGTACTATTTTCCGGAGTGTGCTTGTAAACGCCTCCGTTAGATACCTGTACTGACGCATAAGGTAAGTACTCAGCCATCGCGTAATGTATTAACGTATCTTGTATGTAGTCAGATAGCAATGTTGTTTCAGCCGCTGTTAGATCATTCGCTACGATACCGGTCTGCAATCGCTTATAAAGGTCAGTGCCTAAATACCGCTGCAAGTGTATTTCTTGCGCTATTTTTATATACTGCACAAATTTATCCACATCTAAGCTACCGCTCATCATGGTATTTCGCTTTATATCTTCCGTTTTTATAAATAATACTGTTGCCATATATATAAGCACCTCTTATATGATGCTGATTTTACTTAGTTAATTCCTACCATCTAAAAACCCTCTACCTGGCATATTCTTAGGTGCTATTGATACCTCACTAGGATTTGTTTCTGGTGTAAACCCATCACGCTTTGCATCAGCAACTGATACGACCATTGATCGCTTCTCGTCTAATCGCTTTCTGTACACTTTCCTCACCCATTTATGATGACAACCGCCACCACCTTTATATCTGAATACATCGTAAGTGTCAGCACCACCAGCACCCCACCCAGGGTTTACAGCTTTGTCGCTCATGCCTAGTATATCTTCTTTTCTATATACTTTCTTAGCATTTACCATCATCTTACAAAAAGCTCTGCTGTTTTCAGAATATTTCAATGGACTGTACTGATACCTCACCTTGTACTCAGCACCACTAGCACCCTCGCCATCTTGTTCTGAATCTTGTCTTGGCCTAGCCACTCCTGTTGATGCTAAGTTAAGCATTTCATTTAGTGCGTCATCAGTTTCGTAGTTCACCTCCATTTCATGCACACACTCCCAGTTCTCTAGATCCTCATCCTCACCAAACTTAGCTATAGCCTCGTACATAGCCTGATCTTCAAAATCAGTGCTAAGGTGGGTACACCCTTGATGTGACATTTCTACCTCTTCGGCTTCCTCAGTTACATCTGGTTCTGGAGCAGCTACTGTTTCTTCTTCCTCCTGGTCGCCTATTTCTTCCTCCCAAGGGTTGATAGATTCAAACATTAGGTTGACATTGATGTTGTTAAACTCTAATATTTTTTCAAAACCTTGAATTAATAGCTGTCTGAAAGGTCTGATTACTTGATTTTCAAACAGTATAGATGCTGTTTTTAACTCGTCAGCATTAGATCCGAAGCCTGTATTAGTTGAAATACCTAGTAATAATGGACTAGTAACGCGGTGCGATACTAATATCTTACGCATACATTCATCTGATAGGAACTGATACTGATCGCTGGCATCTGATAGTGGTACTGCTTCGATAGTAGTGGCATTTTCTTTATTGTCATTAAAAGAAATGATTACCTTACCGGCATTGCTTGATCCCTCATATTTAGCACGTACATCACGAACTATATTTTGTTTTTGTTCCTCATCAGGGTTTGAATTGTTAAAATTAAGTAACATTGATGGAGCAAAGGCGTTTTGTACGTTAGAAACGTGATAATTACCTATCTCTTCCTCCAATTCAGCGTACTGAAGCCCCCCTTGGTTATCGGGTACTGAGTAATAGAACAACCCACTGTTATAAGGCTTGATATATAGTATCTCTAGCCCCTCTGTAGAAGTACCAAAAGCTGGTATTCTCTGAACGTCATCCCTACTTTTAACCTTTGACCATTCGCGGGCATAGTAGTATGCTTGTGGTTCTGTTTCAATATCTGATAACTTCTCAGCCGCTAGACATTCTACAGGCATGTGTTTTGCTTTACATGACTTGCGCCTACCATAGTATTGCACTTGTAAGGCGCACTGACCCATTCTTTTTAAGTCATTTACAACCCTTTTAACGTCCTCTTCCGGCAATACTTCTAATATCTTAGCTACTTCTGATGAATCGCGATCTAATCCCTCTATAATAAGCCCCTCGCCATATATAAGGTCAATGATAGATGTTACCGCAGCACCGTTAGTGGCTGAGCCGCGTGACCTGTCAATGAGGTACTGAAAGTAGCTGTTTTTCTTTCCGTAAGTTACCCAGTCCTTACCGTATTCCTCTTTTATCTCTGGCTGTACGTAGTTTGCTAGGTTTACTATGTGTATATTTCCGTTATCTTTCATGCTATTTCAGTTACAGATGTTAGTGTCATCGTATCTGGAGGTGTAATATCCTCACCGTAGATGATATAGCTGTTATCTTTAGTTGTCTGCTCAATAAATCTACCATTATTGATGCTGTATTCCTTAACATCTTGGTTTGTGATGAATATCTTATCTCTAAATACTAATTCGTTAGTACTTGAATCGTAAACGTCTATTGAGTAAAATTTATCTTCTTGCAGTAGGAACTTATCAGTTATCGTAAGCCTACCTAGTGCTGTAAGTGTTGAAACGCCAGTCTTATCTACCGTTCTGCCAGTACCCTCTTCGACTAACGAGTAATCTACTGTCGTTGGGTAGCTTCTAGGAATAAATGTGAGTGTCTGATCGTTTGAGTTGTCTAATAATATTCTCATACTAATATAATAAAAAAAGAGGTGTTTTGTTTTTGTTTTAAATAAAAAACCCCCTAAAGCACACACCACGCTCTAGAGGGTTTAAAAACCACTATCATAAATCCACTATACTGTCTGCTCTTATGGAGCTATAACGACTGCTGATACTGTCGCTGTAGTAGTTGGTATATCAACCGCCAAGAAATTAGCTGGTGCTTTCTCTTGTGCGCTCATAGTTAAGTTATATCCAGCAAAATCACCGCGCGCGCCACCAGTAGCAATGCTACCACCGTTAACGTCTGCTTGGTTTTCTAAGCCCATCACAAAGTAATTATCGTTATAATCTTGTACCACCACTGTAGGAGATGCCCAGACTAATAATTTTAATTCTTTATGGGTTGCTTTGTCAAGTTTTGGAAACTGTACCGTTAACACCTGATCGAAGAAACTTGTTCCGTTGGAGATGTCTTTGGTAGGTGTTTCAACAAATGTATTGGCATTTCCTTTAAGGTCGTATTGAAAAAACTCAGGAGTTCCACCAAAAGTTGTAATAACATCAGTATTTGTAATATCGTATGTTATCGCACCTAGGTCGTCTGTAGTAAAATAAACCGCTTTTACCCCTGCAATATTATCAAAACACGCTTTGGATCTACCTGTAGTTAAATCACAAGCCATATTTATATTTTTTATTAAAAGGGTAGGCGGTAAACCCACCCTTTATATTAATTAATCTATTTATCACCTACCTACTAAGTAGTAGTCAAGTACCAAACGATTTCTTCACTGTTGTAATATTGAACACCAGCAGTATAAACCATTTTGTAACGAACTTGTCCGCTTAAATCGGATTCGTCCATGTCTTTAATTCTTAATTCGTTATGGTCTGCCATTAGGCCAGTTCCGAATAACAAGTTTTTAGCTTGTGCTACTACGAAAGTATTAGCAGGAAGTCCATTAACTACCTCAAGAACATATTTTCCGTATCTAAGTACAAACTCGTCACCACCTAAACCGTTAGAAACTCCAGCGGCAACCAATGCTTGGCTGTAGAAGTTAGCGATGTCAGGAGATACCATAAATTTAAGGTCAGACTTACGTCTAAGTGCGATAGGAATAGCATTAAGTACTTTTTCGATCTCACTAACTACGTTAGCTTTAGTTACCGCTCCGTTTAAAGAAGTAATACCATTAGCCGCTTTGATAACTGAACCATCAGCAGCAAATAATTTCAAGAAGCCATCAAATTCACCTGTATTGGTGGCGTCACCTTGCCAGATGTCTTGATCAGTAGCCTCGGCAGTGTCCATAAGGATCTCTGCGATAAGTGCTGATTCAACATCTGCTGGCATATTGTCATTATGAGCAGAGAAGCCCATAGTTGCACTTGACCAGATTTGTCTTAAATCTTCCTTACAGATTTCTTGTTCGTTTTTGATTTTCTTAGGAGTAAGTAATTTCTCACTCAAAGTAATAGTTCCAAGTGGAGCAAAACCACAAGCGTAATCAACTCTACCATCGGCATAGCTAATTTTTTTGATAGATACCTGGAAATCAATGTCAGGTAGTACCGTTACTAATCTTTTTGCGATGGTATCTGCTTCCTTAAAGGCTTTCCCGATATATCCACCTGCATCTTTTCCTACATAATTGCTGGAAACTGTCAAAGTTGTTGCCATAATTTAAAATTTAATATATTAATATTGTTATTGATTATTTAAAAATTGATAAATGCGCTCTTTCTTAGTTGATGCTGGCGCTTGTTTTAATTCTACTTTAGGAGTAGGAATAATCACTGGGGCGTCTGGTTTTTCATCCAGTTGCTTCTGCAATTCAACTACCTGTGCTTCTTTCTCCGCTACTTGCTTAGAGAATAATGACTTGTATTCCTCTAGTGAGGCTCTAAGGTCATTCAGTTCATCTTTAGTCGCATATTCTACGACCGGCACTTCAGTTTCAGCCTCAACCTCGGCCACAACTTCTTCAGCTACTACCTCAACCTCGGCAACCACTTCTTCAGCGGGTGCTTCTACCTCAGGTGTTTCTTCTGCAAGCTCTACGGCTGGAGTTTCAACTTTCTCAATAACCTCATCACTTCCGAATGAAGCGATTTTTTTAATCAAGGTTAGAAATTCTTTTCTGTCCATATTATTAGTTTAAATTCATAATTTCGTCATAAAGTTCTTGGATAGTTTTCTCCTTGCTGTTCTTAACAACGCTGTCAGTAAAATATCCCTCAATACTAAAGCCTTTAATCTGACCTTGCTTAGCTAATTGCCAAACAGCGTCATCATTAATCTTCATAGACACACACCACGTGCCTACAGGAGCGTCTAAACCGTACTTTACAGATTTGTCATGTACTTCATCCTCTTTGATCCATGATTCAACCACTGTATTTCCTTTCAATGATATCTCATGCTCTAAGGTAGATTCGCTTTGCAATCCTTTTTCAAGGAATAGCTCTGCGGCTCTACGGATGGTTTTATCAGAAAAGAATATATGATATTCATCCCCTGATTCGGTGCGCCTGTAAATTGGTTTGTTTGGTATCAATGCAGCCCCCATCAATATCCGTTTTTCATCATCTACAAATTTAAGTTCTACCTTTTTTTGCTTAGATAATGTTATCCAGTCGGATTCGATAGCTGGGTCTGCTACCAACGAGATAGCATTTACACCTCCTATCTCGTCTGATTCATCAATAATTAGTTCAAAGATGTTCATATTAATATAATAAAATTGTTAGATAACTGTTGCATTTTCAATAACATTCCTGTCTAAACCTTGCTGCGTGCTTATGTCTGACCCAACTACGTATGCTCTGACAGGTTGACTGTTACGTGAATTGATAGCACCCACTATTTGATTTTCACCCGATTCACCTACTATGTTAAATTGTGGTGCTTGTGGCTGTATGTTTGGGGATGCGCTTATATCTCCAGAATTACTCCCTGGCTTAGCGTTTGTTATCTCTTGAATCGCTTTTGCTGATGTAACCCCTATAGCTGCCGTTTGAGCTATAGCAGCTGGTGTTCCCCATGGGCCGAAACTACTATAACCCCTCCATGTACCTATGATAGCAGCCGCAGTATCTATAAGAACCCCTGTTATAGCAAATGCTTTTTGTTCTTTAGATCCCTCTTCTGCCAACTCCCCTAGCGCATTAGCTAGACTTTTAGCAGCTTGAAGCCCATAAGATACTTTAACATCTACCATCTCATTTTCAAGCAAGGCGTTATCTTCTGCAGCTTGGTTTATTTTAGCATAATACTCTTGCTGCATGATAGCTTTTTGCTCCTGAGATATGCCTGTCATTTTTTCTATTTCGTTAATTCTGCGCCTAGATTCACTTATTATCCTATCATTAGCTGCTATTTCTCTATCTATTTCACCCTCAGCTGAAAATTTACCATTTCTTAATGCCCTTACTATAACCTCGTTATTAATAGCATCGTTATATTCACGCTGCCAGTCAATAGCCTCTTTTATTACGCCATTATGAGCAACTTTTTGCTCACTGTTAGCTGTAACTACTTTATTGTTAGCCTCCATTACCGCTGTTTCGGCTTCTATAAGTGCTACATGATTTTCTACAGTGGCGTTTAAGTCGTATTGATTTTGAGCAGATTTTAATTGAATATTAGCTAATCTTATAGTTTCCTTTGCTTGGTTGTCTAATACTTTAGCTAGAGCGCTTGATGCGTCAATTCGCTCTTTGAATGATTTAGTAACATCATCCCTTGTTTGTCTTAGTTTTTCCGCAGCTATTTCAGATTTAAGAGTTTCTTGTGTAACTCTAGCTTGTGCTAAAGCCGCGTCATTTGTTAATTTTGTGGCTAGTCTTGCATCTTTCATTATGCTTGCGAAGTAGTCACTTATTCCACCAGACTTCTTAAATCTCTCGCCCCCACTTATAACGTCATTAAATACTAATTGTAATGCAGTCATTGTGGTTGCTAAACTATCAACAGCCCCTTGTTGTTGAGATGCTATCGTGCCAATAGCTGCGAAAGCTGACGCTATTAGAGCAATCCCACTAGCTTTTATAGCTACACCTAGCTTTTTAAAAGCCCCAGACATCCTACCAACACCCTTAGATGCTTTCTTAGATCCTGTTTCTATGCCATCCATAGATTTGTCGGCTACCTTTTCAACCTTTTTAACCTGCTTTTCGGTTTTTTTCAGTTCATCAGTTACGCCCTCAACATTCTTGATAGCTTCTTCTGTTTCTACATTAAGAACTATAGTTTTCTCCTTTGCCATTGCAGTTTCCTTTTAGCTTGTTTAACACCCTCTTTTATTGTCTCAGGTGCTTTATAGCGACCCTTAGCCACCTCTATCTCTTCGGCTATACCGTAGAAGTCATCGGTTTTAAGCAGTTCTATTATTTGTTTTATCATAATGTTGTAAATGGTATTAAATTACTATAAACGCTTTTTCCATTTGAATTAAACGCCTTAACTGACAATCTATAATTAAATCCACTTGTTAAGCCTGATATTGTGTAATTGCTTAAACTCACTTG